AGCATCATCTTCTTCCTCACTACCACCAGATGCCATAATATCAGGCGAGTTGAAAGAATTCAGTTCATCACGCATTGACTGTGGCATTTCTGGTGCTTTGCTCTTGCGATAAGATGCTTCCAGTTCTTGCATCACATTTTCCTCACGGGAAGGAGTGCTTTCAAAACTAGAATACTCATCCTCCTGCTCACGAACTGCAGCACGGGGAGAAGACTTCTGACCCAGAACATACTTCAGACGCTTATCCAGGTCATCATAGGACTTGAACTGGTCTGCAGCAACTAGAGCACTCAGAGAATATTGCTTCTTCCACAGTGCTTCCAGTGCATCATCATCATCCAGAAGAGAACTGACACGATCAAACTCAGAAGAGTCATAGTTCCAGTATCCTGCAACTTTCTTCAGTTTCAGTTTGAAGTTAGCACCACTCCAGAAATCAAAGGGGTTGATGGGTTCTTCGTCTTCAAACTCAGGTTGCATTGCAGCAAGAATCTTATCAAAGATCTTCTTACCGAACTTGTAAAGGAAGACTTTACCTTCGTTTTCGGGATGTGCAGGATCACGCACAACGTAGATGTTTGCGTAGTAAGACAGTTTACGCTTTTGCTTACGAACAGTCTCTTTGTCTGCATCAATACCGCTGTTCCAGAGTTCACGGTTATACTCAGATACAGGATCCTTCTGACCCAAAGTAGTCAGAGAGTTTTCAATGTACCAACCACCAGAACCTTGAAAGGCATGGGAATACATCTTGACCCAAGGCAGTTCTTCACCATCAGGTGCAGGCAGGAAACGGATAACGGCATAACCATTACCAGTTTTATCCATTTCAGGTTTCCAGAAACGCTCATCAGCGCCTCCACCACCAGTGTTATTCATCTTTTCAACTTGCTTGACCAGTTTGTCGGTCAGAGAACCAAGTTGAGACTGCTTTTTCAGATTTGCAAAAGACATTTGGATTTCCTCGGTTTGTTTGGATTTGGCTTTTGTGGACTTCGTTATTCTACAGGTCTGTGCCTGTCTTGTCAATCTGTTGGCGCATAGTTTCCAGGAGACTGGACATATTGTTGAAAACGATGTTCATATCCACATTCTGTGGCATACCCATCATAACAGCAGAATCATAAATCCGCTGCTTCATTTCCTTTGCTTCAGGGTCATCAGACAAACTCATACGAGTGTAAAGAACTTTTTGTTTATTCAACAAACGTTCCAACATCTCCACATGATTTATTTTTTCTCCCTTACTCATTTGAGAAAATTTAAAAACATTTTTATAAACTTCCTCTTGAAGTTCGGAAATTTCAGTCATCTCTGCACGGACAACTTCTGAATCAAAGAAACTCATCTTTCTCCTAAAACTACTTGCTTAAGAATTTTCTTAAAACGAAATACATCGGTATTTAGAAAAGGACTATACTTGGACATTTTCATTGATGTCAACTCCCATACAGGATCTTTTAGTTTTTTGTCGAACTTCACCTTATATCCAAGTATTCTGTCCAATATAATCATGGTCTCCAAAGATAATCTACCTTGAAGATGCATTTTTAATATCATAGGGTGTCTTGAACCCTCTATATGAAATAAAGAGTCAAAGTTTACATCAGCAAAAACTGATTCTACTTCTTCCTTAAAAAGATAAGAGAGTGACTGAATTTTCTTCTGCCACTCTCTATAGTTTCCTTCCCCATTTCTAATAATTTCACCAATCCACAATGTCTGGGGATCACTACAAGTGATAAAATTAGAAACAAAGAAGTGTTCTACTTCTTTTTCTGTTTTTTGTCGTGATACTTTCTCAAACCAGAATCTGTCTTTACGCTTATAGAATGATTGAAGACTTGCTCTGGTTTTTTTATTATACTTATGATAATCGTATGTGCTCTTAGTAAAGTGATTCTTTAGAGCAAGATAAGTTTTATACGCCTCAAAAGGTGCCATTATAAAAAAGTAATCGCGTGAAAAATTTGCCGGAGTTTTTTTCGACCAAAAATGGATTAAAAGATCAATTTTGCTCTGGAGGTTCTCTTAAGGAAGTTTAACTCCATTGCTTCATACTTAATCTTTTCCTTTAACGGTTTTGATATAAGTTTTGGTACGGAATCAAGTTCAATATTATTTTGCTCACAGAAGTGAACAATGGCATCAATGTAGTTCATTTCTACATTATCACGAACAAGTTTCTCAATCTCTTGTGCAAAACGAGCTTGGCAAAAGAATTTACTTTCCAATACCTTTTCTAATTCGTTCTCCATAGTGCCTAGTACTGTAATGTGCAAATTCTTATACCCAAAGTCTCATAGTATTTTACAGATAAAATATCTTTATGTCAAGAATATTGTGACAACTTATCGTCAACGAACTTCTTGATATATTGTGTAAGTAGTTTGATATATTTTGCTTTATCGTATTCTTCGTAGACTTCGACTTCTCCGTTTTCACATGCCATAATGATCACGAATTTTTTAACAGGAATACCAGTAAGTTCATGAAGCATACACGCATATGCACAACACTGAACAAAGTATCCGTCAATCCATTCTCTTGGTTTTGGTTGTTTGGATGTTTTGAAGTCGATAATAGAAAGTTCTCCATCAAACTCAGCAATACAGTCAACTGTACCTGCAACACCTAAGTATTGACTGTAAAGAGAACCTTCCAATACACGAATATTATTTATACGATTCAGAGCAGGTTTAGCAATCTTAAATAAATGCTCTGAAATTGGTTGAACTGTAGGGAGTTCTTCATTCTTCAGATAATACTCCGTAAGAGTATGCATATCTGTTCCCCTACTTGTTGCTTTGCGTGTGATGTTATTTGCTTTTTCTTCACCAACTTTTTTACGCCAAGCAGCAAACTTTTCTTTATTAAAATGAGAAGTAACTGAAGTGATGGAGACCATCTTCTTCAGTCCTTCTTCTCCTGGTACTTTATAATAACGAACTCCGTCAATGGTTTCTCTATCCAATGACGGAAGATTCAACTCAACATGATTAAACATTAAAGACCCAATTCAGTTTTTGCAACAAGGTATTCTTTACAGAGACCCGAACGAACAATATCCTCAAGACCAAATTCAATGATATCAAACGAAGGCATTGCTCTCAGAATTCTCATAAAGTCAGAGATACCATTCTTCTCATTCTGTTTTGTAAGGTCAGATTGAGTAGCATCTCCACAGAAACAAATTTTAGTGTTCTCACCTACACGGGTAATAATACTATCAAGTTCGTGGAAATTCAAGTTCTGGAATTCATCCACAATGATAATTGCATTATCCAGTGTAGTGCCACGAATGAATGACGTAGACCAGAAAGAAATAGTTCCTTGAGTCTTAAGATTGCCATAGAGCATTTCAAAAGAACTATCGTCTGGCATTTCAAACATATACTTCACCATATTCTTATATGGAATCTGGTAAAGTGAAGACTTATCTTCGTGGTCGCCTGGCAGGAAACCGATCTCACGGGTCGCTACAAGGGACCTAACGATGTAAATCTTCTCGTAGGGTGTACGCTCACTCAGAACGTCTTTGATGGCGTTGTAGAGGGTGATAAAGGTCTTTCCAGTACCTGCTGCCCCATAAGCAACTAAGTTTTGATCCAGTTTGTAGCAGCGAAAAAGTTCTTCTTGGTTTTCAGTTAAAGGTTCAATCTTTTTAATATAGTCTAGATTGATTGGTTTCTTTCTTTTCATTTGTCTGTTACTCATTCCAAATGGTACTGGATTTTCTACTTTTTTACGTGGCATAAAATCAGGTAATAGGCTTAACTTTAGATCCTGGCATCTTTGATGCTCTGGTTAGAACTTCATTCCAACCAGGATTTTTCTGTACGAGTTTGTTAGTCCAATCTCCCACTTCCCCAACATTCATTTGTGTTGGAATCAGTGGTTTGAGATGTGGATTTTCTTTTAGATACGGCTCTTTGTCTGCCATATACATCCACTTCTCAAAGATTTCACCTGTTTCGGTATTCTCAAATCTATAGGTAGGCAAAATTAGATCTCCATATTTAATGTGAGTGGCATATCAATATTTAGGAGACCCATTCAAGTGCAGTGGCAACAGCAGGGAATTGTTCGCAGAAAATATCTTTTGCAGCATTTGCAATATCCATATGTTCTTTCTGTGTGCCATGACCAGAACGCAAATCAATATAATGAATCCACGAACGAACTGATCCCGTCATATACATTTTTGTGGGAACAGCGAGTGGAAGCACAAAGCGAGCACACTCTTTTGCAACTCCACGTTGAAGCATTTGATTATACAGTGCCATAGAAGAGTCAAACAAAGTTTGCATCTGCTTCTCTAGAATCTGAACTTCAAATGGATCCAAGTCATCAATACTATTCTGACGATTCTTTGTATCCTGACGACGCAACTCAGGCAATGGAATAGTATTTCCTAGTAGAGAACTATCTGCATAGCGTTGTGAAAATTCCTGGAAGGTGAACGAACGATGTCGAAGCACTTGAGCTGCGATGCCCCTGCTAGTTCGAATCTCCAAAGTCATCGATGCCTGTTCAAAGATAGACCAGTGTTGATGCTTGATACAATACTTCAACAACCCCTCAAACTTTTCATTATCTTGATTGCTAGGATTACTTACCCTAGCACAATATGCCATATGTTTTTCTGCATCAGGTGTTACAGAAATAAGTTTCACTGCTTCAGTCATTCACACTCCTCTTTCTTATTAAACTTTTTACGACATTTCTTGACTTCTTTTAATTCATCTTTGATGCGTTGATATGCTTCTTCTGGTGGCAACTTACGTGACATTTCCATAGCAATAATCACATCAACTCTAGTACCAAAGTGTTTTAGTGCTTCTTCAAAGCAATTTAGTTCTTCATACATTAGTCTGGATACCCATCATCATCGTAGAATACTTCATCATAGTCAGCAATATGTGTAGCAATCTCATCATAGTTCAAATACGATTCAGTATCTGAATATATTTCTGATTTAAGACTATCGACAAGCAACTCAAGGTTCTTGACGATCAACTTAAGTTTTTCTTTGTCCATCTAGTTGAACGCTTACGAAGCTAATTATACACAAAAAAAGAAGGTCCGTCAAGGACCTTCTTTCTACTTATTAAGGAAGATGATTTCTCCATAGATGAGAAACATAAACGCTACAGAGCAGATGGATATTACCCCTGCAACTTGCAGTGCTTCCATTTCACTTAACGTAAGTGCGACCACGATAGCAAAACTCTCCGTGAGTTTCCTCACCAGTCTGCTTGCACTCATACTTAACACCACGATATGAGGTGTGAAGAATTTGTGCGTCATGAAGTGCAGATGCTTTTTCAATCTGCTTTTTAATCAAAAGAAGTGTGTTCATTTTAGTACTCCTAAAAGAATGGAAAGTTAACCTTCTCTGCTTTCGCAGGATCCGTTTCCCCGTTCCTTCAGTCGTGTGCGTCACCCAAAGGTGATGAACGATCCGTTCCGCGACTTACTTGCGTCAGAGTTTCCTCTGATGAACGACAGGTCTATTATAGACCAGTACTACTATTTAGTCAAGAGACTCAAAAAATCAGACGAATAGTCCCCTCTCGGACATGTATTGCAGTGTTTCCTTCATACTACCAATGTGTTTAGAACCAATAGCACACTGTGGATAGGTTGCTTCGTTTCCAAACTCTGCTTTAAATGCTTTACTGTCAAAGTGTTTACCTAAAATATACTCATGAAATTCACCACCAAGAGACTTGAGGAGCATACTCATACGCTCACACTCTTGACTTTCGTTACTATAAATTACCACTATTTCAGTCACGTTGCCTCCAGTCATCTGGTTTGTCTTGTTTGAACCAGTCTACAATTTCATCTGCACTATCAAACCCCGTTTTATAATTGGATGGGTCGGGGTCTCCTAGTCCCATCCTATTCATAAAATCATCCATAGTTCCCTCTTGAATATCTTGAGAAGCATGGCGGCGGGCTTTCCTCAACATTTCCCTAGCAGTTGTATTTGCCTTACTTAGTTTCTCTGCCCAAATCATATCTTCTAGTTTGACTTCTTCTTTATTTGCAATCTTTTTACAAATAAATTCCAGTCTCAGTCTGTATTGAGTTGAAAGCATTTTAGTCCCGCAGTTTTGCTTCTAGTTCATTAACTCTATTAAACTCTGCATAAGCAGATTCAGATCTATTCTCAAGGATACTCAAGATGTCATTACGAATGACATCATTATCAACATAGTCATCCAAGTATTTGTCAATGGCTTCTTTCAAGTATCTATATCTGTGCCACTCAGGTGAATATGGTTTGTACATAATAAGAACAGTATATGCTCAAATGGTAATACTATTTAAGCATTTTGTCAACGCTCAATATAACTAAGTGTGTGGTTATCACAACTCAACTGTTCAACAATAATGTCACATCCAATCTTAGGGTGACAATCACCACAAGTAAAAATGTCTACTGCTGCTTCACCTTTCTCTGGCCAAGTGTGAATACTAATATGACTTTCTGCAAGAAGGATTAGTACTGTCACACCTTGTGGTGCAAACTTTTTTGATATTGTTTGCAACACCGTAGCACCAGTTGCTATAGCAGCATTCTCTAATAGGTTTATGAGATACTCTTCATTGTTTAGAAGGTCATAAGAACAACCATAAAGGTTGAGAAGATAGTGCTTACCCATTACCAAGTCTCTTGATATGGTTTAAGTTAGAACGCTCACTCTTTTTAATTTTCTTATATTTTTTTATAAGTCTATCAACTTCTCTTTTAGAGATATTGACTTTAAGTTCCTTCTCTTCTTCTTTTTCTACAAATCCAAGACCTGTACTTTCCATACGAAAGACTTCGTTTTCAGTTTCATCAACATAGTCGTTGATAACCTCTTGAATTTCGCTACGAATAAGAGAATTAATTTGCTCCCTTAATTCATCATCTTTCATTTCTTTTTCTTTTTCTCCTTCACTTCATTTCCCCAGAGTTTAGGATTGATCCTACCCTCTGCTTGTGTAATGTTAATAAGATTTTGTCTATAGTTATCCCAGTAGTGGTCAAAAATGTCTGCCTTTTTAGCAGACATAACAATATCATATTTTGTTATTTCTCCATCAATATACTCTACCAAGAATGCACTTGTTGGTAGAGATTTATCTAAAGACAGAGAAGCATCACAGTCATTATGAATAATTTTCATCAGGAACGATCACCCCATCGAATATCAGGATATGCTTCTTTAACAATATCCTCTTTGATATTATACACGCTTTGAAGTTTTTTGTCTTTAACGAGACAAATGATTTCTGCTTCTTTTGGATGCAAACCTTCAAGCATTTGAATGAACATAGTCTCTCTACGCAGAGAAGAAAGACTATCATTACCACCTTTGATAAAGTGATACAGGTTCTTGTATTCTCTACGAAGAGATGTGTGGTCCGTTCCAATAGGTACTTCGTTTTCCTTATAAGGAACAGGACCTTCGGGAACTGCAGACCTTACAGAAGGATCAAAGTTCCAAATAAAGATTGCTTTGATAGAAGGATCTTCATACTCTTTTAGAATATCAATCTTCTTCTGCTTTGTTCGTTGCTGAACCACCAGTTCAAACACTTCATGCAGAAATGGATTTGGTGGAAGCTTTACAGTTTTCTGAGGAGTTGTGGTTCTCTTTCTAGTCGTTGTCTTCTTCGTCGTCGTAGTCATAATCGTTTTCAAATCTCACTGCTAAAATTTCGTCTGGAAGGACATTCCCATTTTCATCAAACATCTCTGGGTGAGTATAAGCTATGTTTGTATTATAGAAATGCTCCTTTGCTAACCATCCTACCACACCTCCCACAAAAAAGAACATGATTGAAACAAGGGTGCTGATGGTGAGGGTTACTGCTAACATTTTCTTTCTCCAGAGATTATTTTTTCCTGATGTCCAGATAGAAGTTCAGGTGTAAAATAATCTCCCTCCTAAAGAACGAGACCATTTTACCAAACCTTATCTGAAAAGTTTTTGGTCTTTCTGGTTTCGTCCTCCTCTTACGAAGTAGTAACTCAATGCCCCGATTTATTTCGGACCTTGAACTATTTAGTTTGCTTCCTCTTTCTTCCTGGTCGTTTGTCATAACTATACCTTCCCGCATCTTCTAAAATGCCACACAAATAATTTTTTATTTTTCTTGCTTGTGGTTTTGGAATATGCCCATAACCTTCACGTAGTTGTTTATGAATGTCATCACTTCCGCCTTCAATATATTCTTCAAGATCATTTACAAGATCACCAATTTCTATTGCAGTAGAACTTTGAATGAACTCATTAACTTCAGATCTTTTTGTCTTGCGAATTTTTAGATAATCATAAAACTTAAGAACAAACTTTCCATTAAAAGCATAATCAATTGCTTTTTCTACATCAGTATAGACTTCGTGAAAGTTACTTTCCATTAGACTAGTTTTTGTTCCTTTAGATAGCGAACAGTATCGGTACATCCACCAATAATTTGGTCATCCATAACCACTTGAGGAAAAGTAGATCCTTGACCAAACTTATTGTAAAACTCATTACGGTCAAAGTCATCTCCAAGTTTATATACAACGTGCTGGAGTTCTGCTAATTGTAATACCTGCTGAACTTTTGTGCAGTATGGACAACCGTCTTTTGAATAAACTGTAAATGTCATGTGAAATTTATTTATGGGTCAAATGGTTTAAGATCAGACTCTGGTAATATTTGTTGCATAGGAAGTTGAAGGTCTGGTGCAAGAACTATATGGGGAACATCTATTGTTTGAGGTGCCATCAGTTTAATTTTTCGATAAGTTCCTCCTCTTCTTTTTGCCAACAATACAGCATCTCGTTCCCAACCACAGTCAGAGATTTTATTACCATCTTTATCAAACACAGACCAGTATTCATGCATGATGTGGTTTAAACTCCTCCATTGGTTGAGACTTGGTTAAATCTCTACGTGATTGATTCTTGATGATAATAAAAGCATCTTTGTTATATTTACGAGTTCCAATAGGAGACTGCCACTTCTTATTGTACTCTTCACCAACATCAATACCTGAAACAGCAGTACCACCAACCTCTACATCAATTTCATCTTCAGGTTCCCATCCAAGAACTTCAAGGTAGTCTTGAATACGATCCATAAGTCCACCATCTTCCCAAGCAAAAAATCCATCTTCGTTTTGTGTCCAGTCATGTTTAGGGATGTCATTCATAACGTTTTCTTCTGGTTCTAGATTCCCAAGCATAAAAAAAGAGGGCGCTAACCCTCTTAGTATATCAGATATAGATCATTCCTGCAAGCATTATACCGAAACAAAAGACTGTAAAGATCATAAGTCCAATGCCCATCCAATATACCCACTTGGGTATGGGTTCGGGATCAGAGTGCATTACCTCTTGGAAGAACTTCCTCTGGGAAGACAAAGTTCTCATGAGGTTGATCGGTAGGTGCCATCCAGGCACGTAGACCTTCATTCAATAAGATGTTTTTAGTATAGAACGTTTCAAACTCAGGGTCTTCTGCTGCTCTAATTTCTTGACTCACAAAATCATAGGCACGAAGATTGAGAGCAAGACCAATGATACCAATAGAGGAAGTCCAAAGACCCATGACAGGGACAAAAAGCATAAAGAAGTGAAGCCACCTCTTATTACTGAATGCGATGCCAAAGATCTGAGACCAGAAACGGTTGGCAGTGACCATCGAATAGGTTTCTTCTTCCTGCGTGGGTTCAAACGCCTTGAAAGTATTTGATTGTTCACCATCTTCAAATAATGTATTCTCTACAGTAGCACCGTGGATTGCACAGAGCAGCGCACCTCCTAGGATACCTGCAACTCCCATCATATGGAAGGGGTTGAGTGTCCAGTTATGGAAACCTTGGAGGAACAGGAGGAAGCGGAAGATTGCCGCGACACCAAACGAGGGGG